AGAAATGAACCCGAACCGTATTGTACGTAAAGCACCTCTGGTAATTATTGGAACACCGCCTAAGCCAGGAGATAGAAACCAAGAACAATACATGGAGTTTGCTGATGAATGTCTTAGTAGGAAGGATTGCGCACATATTATCGCCTCATCTTACGATAACCCCCACACACCTAAAGAGGAGATCGATAGGGAGATTGAAAAGCTCAGGGCTCGTGGTGAAGATGATGTTATCAAACGAGAGTATTTTGGAGAAATCTCGCTGGGAGGACGAAACGCTATTTTCCCCATGTTTGACTCCAAAAAAATGGAACCATTCAAAGGAGTAATGAATGCTATATCAAAAGATATTAAAAAGCTTGATTGGTATTGCATTACTGATCCTGGCTCCACTACTTGTTTTGCCGTTCTTTTTGCTGCTATTAATCCTTACACTAAACAGGTGTATCTTCTTGATGAACTTTACGAAACCTCGCAGGAAAATACTTCGGTCAGACAAATATATCCAAGAATAAAAGAAAAAATGAAAGAATTAAATCCCTACATAGAAGTAGAGGATTGGTATAAGGTATATGATGAAGCAGCCGCCTGGTTTGCTACAGAATTACTAGGTCAATTTGGAGATTACTTTATGCCAACAGCAAAACATCTACATAAGAAAGAAAATGGTCTATCTCTATGTAAAGATCAGATGTTATATGGAGCAATTACATTTACAGATCGTATGCAAAAGTTAAAGTGGGAAGTACAACAATATGTACGTACAGATAAAGGAGATGTTCCTAAGAAAAACGACCACTTAATAGATTGCTGGAGATACTTAAATGCAGCAGCTAATTATGACATGAATGAAGTTATAGAAAAGAAAAAGAAAGAAGATCCTAGAAGAGGATACTCTTTAAAAGAAGACGCAAAGCAAATGTTAAACGAAATGGACTGGACTCATAGCCTATTACCTTGGGAGGACTAAGTTATGGATATTACTCAAATATCAATTATTTTATCAATTATCTCTTGCATTTTAAGTGCAATTCTGCTACCTTTTACGCTGTATGCTCTGATTTTGGTGAAAAGTTTGGAAAAACAAACCCACACCGTACAATTTATGCCAGCCGAAGAAGCTTTGAATCAATCAAAGTTTGCTGATCCTGATAATGTGTTCGAGGAGATAAATCAAGAGCAACAAGATGAGAATGAAGAAATCTACCGTATGGTATAGGAGCATAAATGAGTTATTTTGATGAGTTAGGTGATGATAGACCGGATAAAGTCAATATCAAGCCGTACCATTCGATAGATAAGAAAGATGAGAAAGAAGTATTAAAGTGGTGTAGTAAAGTAGTAAAAACCCTAGAAAAACAAGCCGTTGCCAGAAACGCAAAAGCCAGAAAAAACTTAGAGACATACAGAGGAGCAGTTACTACTACAAGCCGTACTGATATTAGACGTTCTGACCGTCAATTTGTAAATAGAGTAAATAAGTTTGTTGTTAATCATTTACATGACATGACAGAAACTCGTATATCTCAATTATCTAGGCTAAAACCAGCCGTAAACGTATTACCTACAAATGATGAGTATGAAGATAGAAATGCATCTAAAGCTGTAAAGTTTCTTATTGATCACTTATGGTACATAAACAATGTAGATGAGATAAGACAAAAAATGTTGCGTAATGCTTTTGTATTTGGCGAATCTTATTGTTTTGTAACATGGGACAAGGACAAAGGCGACTTACATCCTATGTACGTAAAAGCTAGAGACATGGGTATAAGGCTTGACTTTGTAGATGAGCAAGGTAATCCTGTATTAGATGAAAATGGTAAACCAATGAAAATTGACCCCAAAGTTCCGGTTAAAACTGGAGATGTAAAATATGAGGTTGAAGTTCCTTGGCGAGTTTACATGCAAAGACAAAAACAATTTAATCAAGTAGAATATGCATTTAGAGTACGTGTAGAAGCTACAGAAACTCTTAAAAAAGAATATCCTGATAAAGCTAAATTAATTAAAGAATCTACAGATGTAAAATCTTTTGATGCAGATGATTTAGCAGAACACTTCCTAGAAGAAGATACAGTATATTATGAATTTTATCATAAAAAGACAAAACATTGCCCAGAAGGAGCATACGTTAAATTTACAGACGATGTAATACTAGAAATGAGTGGAGCACCATTTTCACATGGAGACTTACCTTTTGTACGTATTACTGATATGGATATACCAGAACAACTTAATGGTGTTTCTCAATATGAGCTAGTAAGACCAATTCAGAACATGCATGACAATCTTTCAACATTACTAGCTAAAAATATTTACATGATGGGACACGCTAAGTGGGTTATGCCTAGAGGTGCTTGTAAGATAGAATCTTTAGGTAATGACAATACTATTGTACAGTATCAAGGTCCTACTCCACCTCAGATGTTACAGACAATGCCTAACCCTCCTGAAGCGTATCAGTTTAGAGATGCTTTACGTAATGAGATGGGACAGATATATGGTGTACAAGGAGTATCTAGAGGACAACCGCCAAAAGGTATTACTGCTGCTGTTGCTTTACAATTTTTAAACGAGCAAGAACAAGAACGTAATAGTACAACAGTTATTAAGCACAATGATATGATTAAATCATTAGCTAAAATGACTATTGCTGTATGTGGCGATAAGTATGACCCTGAAGACGGTCGTATGTTACGTATTGTAGGTAAAAATAATAGATATAGTATCCGTCATTTTGACACAGCTAATTTACATAAAAATTATGATGTTAGACTAGAATTAGGTTCAGGACTACCAGAAAGTAAAGCTGGTAAAGTACAACGTATTATTGAAGTAATGCAAATGAAGCCTAATCTACTATCTGACGAAAGATGGATTGATCTACTAGATTTAGGTAACTCTGACAAAATGAATAGTCTAATGACTGTATCTGTAAGAGCTGCTGAGTCTGAAAACGAAGATATTATGGCAGGACGATTTGTAGGAGATCCTGAAGAATTTGAAGATCATATTGTACACTGGAAAACTCACACCAAAGCAATGCAAGAGCGTACATTCAAAGAAGAGTGTCCAGTAGAATATAGAGAAGAAATGATGGAACATATTGCTATTCATGAATTTCTTATGGTAGAAAAAGCTAAAACAAGTCCTGCATTTGAAGCAAGACTAGCAGAACTACCTAATTTTCCTGTATTTCCTAATGGATTTGTTCCACGTTCTACAGAACATCAAAGAGCTATTGTTCAAGGACAATCTAATGCTGGTATGCCTGTAGAAGGAGTAATACCAGGAGAAGATAAATCAGAAATAGAAAGTAAGGATGATATAACAAAAGGGAGTAAAAAATGAGCGAAGAGTTAATGGAATCGGTACAAGAAGTAAATCAAGAAGTAGATTTAGCACCAGAGGCACATGAAGATGCTGGAGCTTTATCTTTTGACGAGCTAGATTCTCTTACCGATGGAAGAACAGAGGAAAGTTTATTAAATGAAGCCAGTAAGGAAACCAAGGCAGAGACAAAAGAAAACAAATCAGAACCTAAAGCAGAAAGTGATTCAGAAGAGATCGAAGCTTCAGAAGAAGAGGCTCAAGAGGAAATTAAAAAACTCATTGCAAAGTACGGAGAAGATGAACTGGAAATTGCAGCTAACGCAATCTTTAAGCACAAAGTTGATGGGGAAGAAGTAGACGTAGAGCTACAAGAACTACTTAACAATTATAGTGGTAAAGTTTCTTACGATAAAAAGTTTCAAGAATTTTCTAGTCAGAAGAAAGATTTTGATGAATACAAAAATAAATATGATAATGATATAAAACAAATAAATAGTTATATAAACGATTTTGCCCAAAAGTTTAGGCAAAATGATGCTCTGGGAGCGTTGGAATATTTTGCGGAGTTTGCTGGAATGAAGCCGTACGAGTTTAGACGGGAACTTCTAAACCAGTTAGTCCCTGAAATGGAAAGACGTTCTGTAATGACAGAGGATCAAATAAAAGCAGAAGAACTCGCTTTTCAAAACGAGTATCTAATGCGACAACATGAAACTGCGCAAAAACAAAGTCAAGAACAGCAAGCCCTTAGGGAACTGGAAAATGAAATTGTTAGAGTACAGGAAGCTCATGGTATCTCAGACGAAGATTTTGAGAAAGCTTACAATGAACTTATGGAGATTGATTACGATGGAGAAATCAACCCTGCTACTGTAGCTGAGTATCACATGCACAGCACAGCGTACTCCAAAGCAGATGAGATTTTGAGTGGTATAGATCCCTTGTTAGCAGAACAAGATCCAGTGGTTGAAAGCCTTCAAAAGGTGATTGTGGAGAATCCCGATTTTGATGACAACGACTTGATTGAAATTGTGCAAACGGTTTATAGTGACTTCAAGAAAGATGCGTCTAAAAGTGTTTCTAAAAAGGCAAGTGTGCCAAAGAAACAAGTAACTAAAATTTCTCAATCCGCACAAGATTATATGGATTGGGATGAAATTTAATTTTAACGAAAGGAGTTAAAAATGTCTAGTGAAAGACTATTTAGTTTAGAAGAAGCTAACAAACTCTTTAAGATTAAGTACGAGAAGCTTTCTGAGAATGTATATAACTCGGCTAACGTCTTATTGGGTCGTGTAAAAAAATCCTATGATTTCGTAGGTGAAAAAATTCAAATTACTATTCCATCATCTTTTAGTGGTGGTGTTGGTTCAGGTACTTTACCAAAAGCTAACACAGCTCTATACCAAAGAGCAGAACTTACTGCTAAGAAGATGTATGCTGTAGTAGAAATTGATAGAGAAACTATTAAGGCATCTTTAAAAGATGAAGGTTCATTTGTTAGAGCTACAAAAGAAGTTGTTAAAAAAGCTGTTGAATCTTTTATGAGAAACCTTTCTCGTGCTCTATTTAATGATGGTACAGGTAAACTAGGAGCAGGTGACGGAACTGCTGTTACTGGAACTGGTTCTGAAGCTGATCCATTTGTTGTAACAATTGCAGACATGAAAGAAGCTAACCTTGAAGAAAGAGATCTAGTTGACGTTGAAAACAGTGGTGTATCTCAAGGACTTATGGAAATTGTAAATGTTGACCCTGTTGCTGGTACAGTTAGTTTAAAACTTGCTGAAGGTAATACTACAGGTTCTCCTGCTGCTGATTGTGACATCTTCATGCAAGGATCAAAAAATAATGATCCTGAAGGATTGAAAGGAATTATTCAAACTGAAGCTGACTTAGTAGCTGCTAGTAAATCTCCTTATACAATCGCTCCTAACAGAAGATGGAGTGCGGGACATGTTGAAAAAGCTGCTGGATCTGCTATTTCTACAGACATGTTAAATAAAGTAATGCTTCAAATTAAGAAAAAGTCAGGTAAATCACCTAACTTAATCGTATGTTCATTTAAGCAATACGAAAAAATTCTTAACCTTCTAGAAGATCAAAAGAGATATACTGTTGCTACTAGAGCTGGTCTAAAGTCCAAGTCTGGTGCTGACATCTCTTTTAGCGGTGTAGAATTTATGTCAATTGACGGACCTATTGGGATCTTCCCAGAGCGTTTCGTTGAAGACGACAGAATCTACCTTCTAAATGATTCACACATTCACATCAAGCACAGACCAGATTTTGGTTGGTTTGATGATGACGGAACTGTTTTCCTACGTAAAGCTAGTGCTGATGCGTATGAAGCACGTTACGGTGGATACTTACAAATCTACATTAACCCATGTTTTCATGGTGTAATTCAAGACTTGTCAGTCTAATCTAAAAGAGAGGATTCCTCCCTACCTCTCTCCCCCGGCTTGTCAAAATGGTCGGGGGTTTTTAGGGAGTTTTAATATAGGAGAATAAATGTCATCAAGTAATAAAAAGACATTCACAACATCGGAGACAAGTAAGCAAGCTGATGCTACGGTTACTTCTGATGCCATTTTATTAGAACCGACAACTACGGATCACGTACTTGTAGTAACATCAGATAGTTCATCTAACTTGACAGGTAATGTAGACGTTGAACTAGAAATGAGTCCTGATGGAGAAAATTGGTGTCCAGCTCAAATAAAAACTACAACAACTACAGGCGGTACTACAGAAGTAATAGGTAACGAAAAGTTTGTTGATTTATCTGCTACGGGAGTTGGGACAGATTATAAAAATAATTATGCAAGAGGAAGAAAGACATACGATTTAACTACAAATCAATTATACACTGGTACAGAGATAAGTGAAGAATTAAGAACAGATGCAGCCGATTTCATGCATCACATGATAGCAGTAAATAAATCATTCAATTATAGCGGTTGGTATAAAACTAGCGAACAACCGTCTACTACATATAATCCTGTCTTATTTAGACATGGGGGACAAGATCCTTTTGAAAATACAAAAACTGTTGAATTAACAGATACTAGCGGAATATCTAATGTAAAAGCTTTAGAAACAAGTAACGTAGCTGGAGCTGGTCTAGGTTTATATAAAAATAATACTGAGCATTTATTAGGATATGATGTAGCTGGAGTAAATGATTTTTCAGTAAGCTTTTGGGTTAAAGGAACACCTAATTACAGAATGGCTGTAGGGATGTTTGGCACTAGAGGACCTAATACTACATCTCCACTTGTATATTTAGGTATAGGCTTTGGAGGTGGAGACTCCACTACAGAGGGAACTGATTTAAGAATAAATACTTCTAATGGACCTTATTCAGGACAAGGACGAACATTTGAATCTGCTGGATTTACTTCAGGATGGAACCATATAGTTGTAACTTTTGATAGTACCTCTACTAATGCTTATTCTATGAGAGCATATATAAATGGAAATTTACATGGAGATACAGAGACATTTAGTGCTTCTACTCAAGCTGTAATGCTTAGTAATTATGGAATATCGAATCAAGGGTTTGGAATATTTACAGAAATGTTTAGTTCAAACTCAGGGACTCTCGAGAGCCCAGTTCCTTACACTGCTCATACTGGTACGACTCCAATGGCAGTAGATGAAGTCAGTATATGGAATTCTGTATTAGGACAATCCGATGTAGACGCTATATATAACTCAGGAAATGGAGTTACAGATCTTACAGGATCTACTGGACTATTAAGATATTATAGATGTGGAGATGGAGCTAACGATACTACAACATCTATCGAAGACTTAGTAAATACAGGCTCAACAGATGCAGTTACATCTTCAGCAGATTACAGTCTATCTTTAACTTCTTCTGACACAGGAGTATTTGTTACTCCTTCTTTAGTAACACAAAATTTATGTGAGCCAGCAGGACTACCTGTGTCTACTGCCCTTCTAAACAGTTTTACAGCAGGAGATGGTTTTTCAGTAAGCGGCTGGTTTAAATGGAATGATGCAGATATTGCTACAGCATCAAATGCATATATAATAAGTATGCTAGGATCTACAGGGTACTTTTCTATAGGAGCAAATGCAAATGGAAATATTAATGTAGAATGGGGACTTAATCTAATGGAG